CGTTGAAGCTGACGAAGAAAACGGTATTGAGGCTGCTGACGCATATACCCGCACAGACATCTATGAGACAGCCGAAGAAGCACCAGAGGGTGCAACAGAACGCACCCGTCTTGGCATCCGCTACCCTGAATTGCTGGCCTTTGTAGGTGCAGCTACCGAGCAGCGTTTGGCTGACATTGAAACACGATTGACCGCACTGGAGGCTAACTAATGTCCAAAGATAAACTTACAGATTACGACGCCACAGCAGCCAACAACACCGACGTCGGCGGCATCTCCGTTGACGAAGGTATGCTGCCCAGCAATGTGAACGACGCAATCCGGGAGGTGATGAGCCACCTCAAGGACTTTGCTGCTGGGACTGAGGCTGTCACGTCGATCAAGACAGGCACTCTTGATATGGAGGGTGGCGAAATCATCCTCGACGCTGACGGTGACACTAGTATCACATCTGATACTGATGACCAGATTGACTTTAAGACTGGTGGCAGTGACCGTGTAACCATCGACGGTTCGGGCAATGTTACATTGGGTGCTGGCGGGACATATCGTCTTGATATAAATGCTCCGACTGCAACTTCAGCCAAGATTAGCTGCGACAACACACCTATGGAAATTGGCACATTTGATAATCATGACTTAAAATTCATAACAAACAATACAGAGGATATGAGGCTTGAAACGGATGGCGACCTCCACGTCGATGGCAACGTAGTCGCATACTCCACCACCATCTCAGACATTCGCCTCAAGAAAGACATTGCGCCGATTGAGGACGCAGTGACTAAAGTGCAGCAGCTTAATGGTTGCACCTTTACCTACCTCAAGGATGACCGCAAGTCGGCTGGCTTGATTGCTCAAGACGTAGAGAAGGTTCTCCCTTCTGCTGTCATTGAGGATGAGGCTGTATTCCACGGCGAAGAAGGCGAGACATATAAGACTGTGCAGTATGACCAAGTGATTGGCTTGCTTGTCGAGGCAGTGAAGGAATTAAAGGCTGAGATTGAGGGGTTGAAGAATGGCACTTCAAACTAGCGGTCAGATTAGCTTGGATGATTTGCACGTTGAAGCTGGCGGCACATCAGGCACACAGTGTTCTATGAACGACAGCGACATTCGTGGCTTGGTTAGTGCGGCTGCAAATAGTCAGATGACGTTTAGTAGTTTCTATGGTGCTTCTTCCGCTTGGACAGCTACGATGACTGTCGGTTCGTTTATTAATCAGTTTTTCGGCTATAGCCCATCCTTTAGTATGGGTAGCATGACTGACCTGACCGTAGATAACCTAGGCAATGCTCCAATATTAGACTTATATCACAACGCTGGTACAAACCTTAACCTTGTATTTAGCGCCAATGTTCCTAATTCAGGGTGGTCAACGCTTACAATCGGAAGCACTGTGTTTAGTAGAGCCTCTGCTAGTTACATTTATCAATTTGGTCAAACTTTTTACACTTGGACTCCCGTTTCTAACCCGTTTGGTTCAAGTGGCACTAAGACAATAACGATTGCCTAGGAGATTAAGAATGTATTCATACGAAGTAATAATTGAAGACGGACACACAAGGCTCGCAATGACTGACCCTGAAACAGGTGCTTACGCAGAAGTGCAGCATAAAGGTGAACTTACCGATGAAGCGTGTCAAACAACCCTTACAAACTTCTTTATTGAGTTTGAGAAAATCTTAAACCCGGAGAACAACAATGAGTAACGCAAGAGAACTGGCGCAAATCCCCAGCACCCCCTCGCCGCTGGCAACCGCCACTACGACGAAATCATGCGCCAAGTAGAAGCTGGAACTTTAACTATACAGGATGCAGACTAATGGAAACTTTGATTACATATATTACCGCTATCGTAGCAGCCGCTTCGGTGATTGCTAACGTAACTCCGTCTATGCGCGACAATGAGATTCTCGCAAAGATTGATGACTTCATTCAGAAGTTGGCTCTAAATTTGCGGGCTAAATAAAATGTCAACGCAAGCCCAACTTGAAGCACACGAAAGAGAGTGCGCCATTTTCCGCAAAATGGTTGACGATAAACTTAACGGTTTGCACCAACGCATGTGGCGCATCGAGGCACTTGCGTTTGTTGCCGTGGTTGGGCTTTTCAGCCTCGGCGGAATAATTCTACAGAAGCTATAAAATGAGATGCGCGTTGTCCTGTTAGTATCGTTGCTGTGCCTTGGCACGGCACACGCCCAAAATGAACAAACTGGCGACTTAAATACTAGCAACATCAACAGCACTGTCAGTTCAAACAACCCCTCCACATCGACAACCAATAATTATAACGGCGCTGGCGCAGCATCTGACGTAACGCCGCCGCCCACCGCTGTATCGCCTAGCGCTCCGTCTGGCGGAACAGAAAGCTGTTTGATTGGCCGTGGGATGGGAGTGCAGGTCAATGTGTTGGGGCTGTCAGTCGGTGGCTATAAGCAGGACATTGAGTGTAACCGCAGACGCGATGCTAAAGCGCTCAAGGAGCAGGGCATGTCGATTGCGTCAGTCGCAAGGCTGTGCCAGTCGCTTGAAACTTGGAAGGCGATGTTCCAGTCAGCAACGCCATGTCCGATAGCAGTTAACGGCAAGTTGGTGGTCGGCAGGGCAGCAACGCTTTTAATGAAACGCGACCCTGAAACTTTTATTCCCGACTACCGGGAGCGAAAAGATTTTTACGACAAGATTTTACAAATTGGCAAGGAAGACACTGATGAAGAAGACGGCGATTTTGGTGGCAGCATTTCTGAGCGTTTCCGCAGCACACGCAGAGACAACGATTGATAATTTGGTGAACGCCAGTCGCACGATTGCAGCGAAGCTGGAGCAAGGTCGATATGCAGTTTATGGCGCAGAGCATTATGCCTCTGTCGGCGGCATCATCGACTACAACGCTGTTGACGATGAGCAATACATAATCAATGACGCTGACCTAGCCGCCTACAATGACGCGCTGGCTGGTGTGCAGAACGCCCTTTACTTTACAACCAAAATGGCACTGGAAGAAAAAGCCGAGCAGTCGATGGCTGCTGTGTCTGAGGCCGTGGACAATTTCATTGTCGCCAGCGTGCAGCTTAGTGTGGTCGAAGAAGTAGCTGAGAAAGCCGAAGTGGCACAAGAGACAAATGCAGTAGAAGACCAGATTGCCGTGCAGGAATATGTCGAGCAGAATGACGTAAGCCTGAAGCAAGAGACAATCGACGATTTTAATAATTCTTTGGAGCAAATCGCCGTAAGTTCGCGGGAGGCGGGTGCTTTCTTGGCAGCATCTAAAAACGAAAGCCTGACTAGCATCTCTGACGAACACGCACAGGATTATGGTCAGTCAATGGCCGAGGCATCCATTTCATACTCTGCCACCAATGACATTTTGAGCATTGAGTGGGCGACCAACATTGGCAACATCTCATTCCATGATTTCCTTATCGGCGATTATGTGAGTGCAGCTGATGTGCTTGGTCAGGGTGAAATAATTTATGGCGACCAACAGCAAGCTTATCTCCAATGAGCCTAGAAGATACCGAACTGAAGATTGGCGGTGTCAATCTCCGGGGCGTTTGGATTGCAATCGTCATGTCTATCGCCACTACCCTAGCTGGCGGTATATGGGCAGTCGCGGAGTTTTACGGGAGGATCGAGGCTGTCGAAGAAGCAGTCGCTGGTAACGGTGACGCAGCGGAAAAGCTGACGGTTCTTGGAACTAACCTCGAAACCATAATGGAAAATCAAAAGCAGTTGCTTGATTTGCGAGACCGTATCGCAGCAGTTGAGAAGACGACAGCAGAAAGCGAGATTCTTGTGCAGCAGTCAAAGGAACGAACTGACGGGATTGACGGTCAGTTCAAAAAAATCAATCGAGAGATTGACGATTTATGGCGCGGCTTAGACGCGGCGAGTAACCCGCTAAAATAGTTAGGCCATAGTTTGTTTCCCCAAGTCCCCGACGCAATACGAATAGGACGCATCGGGGAGTTAATCTGTGCTGCAAGTGCAGAGCAAGCAGGCTTCGCTGCCGCGCAAGTCCCCCATGAAGGTTTCGACATGGTCTGCTTCGATGGCGAAAAGTCCTATCGCGTCGAGGTCAAAAGCGCCAGCCAGTTAGTTGATAGTTCCTATAGGTTCATGACTAGCCGAGGCAGCAAGGCAAAGAAGCTGCTGTCTAGCGAGCATTGCGACATCGTGGCCTTTGTTGCCCTCGATATACGCAAAGTCGTCTACCGACCTGTCACAAAAGTCACGCTGAAAAAAACCCGCGTCAAGCCACAAGAGTTTGAAGAAAGCGAAATGCTTTCGCTCATGCGGGCAATGAAAGAAGTTGATTTGAGGAGAGAAAATGGTTGAGCCAGACTGGTCTCAGTTTGCCAACTTCAACCGCGCCGAAATGGTTTGCCGTTGTTGTGGTCGCGCTGAGATGGATGAAGATTTTTTGTTTCGCCTGCAACACCTTCGGGAAAAGTTTGGCAAGCCGATGCGGATTACCAGCGCTTACAGGTGTGCCAATCACCCTGTTGAAGCTGCAAAAGAAACACCCGGCTCCCACAATACTGGCCGCGCCGTTGATGTAGCAGTCACCCATGGCGACGCTTACGCCTTGATGCGTATTGCTATGCAAATCGGTTTCACAGGCGTTGGGGTGCAGCAGAAGGGCGGGGGCAGATTTGTTCACTTAGACGACATCGGGCCAAACGAATGTTTTGCAAACAACAAGACATTCGTGCGGCCAACTGTGTGGAGTTATTGATATGGGATTGATTTCAAGGATTTTTGGCAGCGAGAAAGCTTTAAGCGCCACAATCAAAGGTGTCACCAACGGGCTTGATGCCTTGGTTTACACCGACGAAGAACGCGCAACGGACGCCAAAGAAGAACGCAAACAAGCCCGGCAGATGATTGTTGGTTGGATGGAAAAAGCGCAAGGCCAGAACCTTGCTCGACGTTTCATCGCCATGGTCGTGACGCTGATATGGGCGGTGCAATATGTCCTAGCCATGGCAATGGACGCAGCTGCCGTTTGGATAACAGACGAGAGGTTGACGCAGTCCGCTGACAGCATCCGTGCAGGCGGCGAGAGCGTCACAGGCGCAATGATGTTGGTTTTGGCTTTTTATTTTGGCGCTCCTTATGCGGGTCAAATTATTGGCGGCGCAATGGATAAGTTCGCAGGCAAAAAATGACCTTAGCTAGAGAAATCTTCGACCTCGTCAAAGAACATCACGGCGGCGTCCTGATGGTCTTGTTTATGTCCTTGTTGGTTATTGCAGCATCGCCAGTTTTAATCTTGTATGCCGTCATCCCAGCCTTCTTCAATCCGTATTTTTATGTGGGAGTTGTCACGTCTCTTATTGCGTATATCGTGTTTTTCATGTAACCCAAACACTACCCAAACATTCGAGATGGGAATGATGTTCTACCCAAACATCACCCAAACATAAGTGTTTAAGGTGCTGTAAAACATGACAAATTTTAAGGCTCATAACCTGAAGGTCGTAGGTTCAAATCCTACCCCCGCAACCAAAAAAAACCGCAGAAATCTGCCAATAATCGCCCATTTCGGTTCACGCCGAGATGGGCGATTTTTGCGTTTTTGGGGCTATCTACCCAAACATTACCCAAACATTTATGCCTATGCTAGTCAGATTATGCTAGACAGGAATGATAAGTCTTACTATATTTCAGACGTTGGGGCGGCTTTTTTGGAGAAGGATGGGCCGTCCCAACATCGAAGCTTTTATCAAAGGAGATTGAACAATGAAAATTAAAAACCCAAAGCAGGATTTTTTTGACGAGTGCCTTGCAGATATTAAAGATGAAATTCCCAGCGATTGGAAATACATCGGCTGGCTTGGTGACGAGTGTCCGTCCTATAAAGTTAATGGGCTGCAAATTTGGATTGACCACCCTGACAGGGAAAAACGCACTTGCGCTGTGCGCTTTGGCATAAGTCGCATTAACGAACACGACGAGTGGGTAGAGGACATCGCACAAGAAGCACATTTTAGCTGTGTTTTGCAAATCGTAAGTGAGGCGGCTGGATAATGCCGAAGTTAAGCAGAAAACGATTTTGGTCTGGCAATCGAGTTGAGTTGGTTGAGTATCGAGGCAAGCCCCACATACAATGGTGGGATGGCTCAAAAGAGGTTTTAAGAGTTGCCAAGGGGCAAACCTTGTCGGAGCAAAAAGCCTTCGCAAAATCAATTGATGAGGAAATAGCGCAAGGCAGCTTTGTCCGTAAAAGCCGTTCCTTTGCTGATATGTGCGAAATGTTTTTGGAAGAAAGCCGTGAGCAAGTCCGGCGTGATCGCAAGGGCTTGAGTGGACGCAAAATAAGCAGTGGCCGTTATGTCGAACTGGCAGGTCACATCAACAACCATTTAATGCGCGTAAGCTTACCAGACGGAAATCTGCGGAACATCATAATGAAGGACATAGACGCGGCAGTGGTGGTTCAAGTAAGAGCCGACTTAGCGCGTCGATTAAAAGGGCAAACAGCCAATAAAGTTTTGAACACGCTGAACCGTGTTTGCGTCTTTGCCATTGAGCGCGGCGATATGAAGTCGAACCCAGTTCGAGATGTTGACCCGTTGCCTAATGAACCAAAGAGAGAAGACTACACACCATCAGCAGAAGAAGTTGCCAAGGTGGTTGAGTGCGCCCCAGAGAGATACAAACCAATCATAAAAATCGCTGCGATGACGGGGCTGCGCGTTGGCGAACTGACTGCGCTGGAGTGGGGTGACATAAATGACGGTGTGCTGACTGTTCAACGTGCGGCGTTCCGTGGTGCGGTCAAGTCAACAAAAACGTCAAACGGACTTCGCAAGGTGCGCTTGAGCCAACAGGCGCAGCAGACGTTTGATGAGTGGAAAGAAAAAGCACCGCAAAGCGTTTATGTGTTCCCGACTACCTTTGGAAGAATGGACAGCCATGATAACTGGCGCAACAGAGGCTTGCATCCCGCTTGCGTTAAAGCTGGAGTGCCGAAATTTGGTTGGCATGGGCTGAGACGTTTTTATATCAACTCGCTACTCGATGCTGGTGCGCCTGAAGACTATGTTCAAAAGCTAGTCGGCCACGCAGTCGGCAGCAATGTGACAGCAGCCCACTACAGACGCATCCGCGATGAGAACGTGTTAACCGACACTCTGACAGTGTCGATTTAATCCAACTCTTTTATTGTCGGCATACAGGCGGCGAAAGACTGACGCTTAGTTGGTCTGTCGTTATATTGCTGCGCCTTCAACATACACTGACGGAATGTGATACTTGGTTCGGCTGCAATGACATCATATTTGCCGTAAAACGAAACAAATATCATGAATACATAAGTGGTGTAGGTCACTTTTCACCATCATTTAAGGGGCGATTGACTATTACCCGATTGCAGGCTCCGCAATGGACAGCTGTAGGGCGGTCAGGGTAGATACGCCCCTTAGTCGCTTGCCCACAGAAATCACAATCAACAAACTTGTCGTAATGGCGCTCGTAATCTCTTTCCGTCACGCCCGCCCCCGAAGCTTATCAACCATAGCAACCGGGTCATATGGCTCTTGTTCTGCTTCTATTGCCAAAGCTGCATAGCCGCCAATGTCCAGCAGGCTGTCTTTGTGGTTTGGAGTTTGAGCCAATCTAGCTATTTTAGCTAAAATAAATAGAACAGCGACATCCTCGCGGCTGAACTTGACGCCCTTATAAGTTGACCACAGTTCAGCAATGCGACCAAAGTTCTCTCGGCTATGGCCGTAATCTTTGCCCCGTCGATCAATTATGCTTGCCATTTCACGCAAGGCTGCGGCGGCTGTTTCAGGATTAACTGCCATGACCGTCTCTCCAGTTATCATCATCCATACCGTCGTCTTCTACCTGACCAGAGCCATCGCAGTTTTCGCACTCGCCAACTCGCGTCTCTAACTCTCCGCCATACCAAGCACCATAATTAGGAACGCCGACTTCATATTCGACTTGTCCCTCACCCTCACATTCGGGGCAGTCCTTAGTTGGGTTTATTTGTAAAAATGTGTTTTGTGCCGCTTTTTTTGCGTTTGTTAATTGGACATCAAAATCTTCAGTTAATCCAAGCAAGTTCTTTGACATACATTCCTCTCCGTTTTTTGCTTCGGAGGAATGATTAGTCAGTTCGCCATGCGTGTCAAGAATAATTAGTCAAGTCGGCGTCGAGAGCCTATGACTAAGTGAAGATTAGCAATATCGTGCTTAGAAATTTTCTGTTGCTTGTCGGGATTGTGCTGGCGCACTGTCACTGTGCCATTGTCGGTTGACACCAGCTGCCGCACAAATCCGTAACGGTAACTCTCATCTTGGTGGTCAATCACAATCATAACGTCATCACCCGGCACGGGGTCAACTTCGGGGGCAATATACAAAATTTCATTCTGCTTATAACGAGGCTCCATCTCGTCGCCTAATTGCCTGACTGCATATGATTGAGTTAGTCCCTCAAGGAATGGCGGACGCTTAGTCATGACTTCGGATAGCATAAGCTGACTAAGCTGTATAGGACTATTCGTAAATCTGTTGTCGAAAACTCTATCGGTGATAATTCCCAAAAGCGGCAAGTCCGCAACTAACTGCGACATTTGATAGGGCTGTCCTATCATTTTGGCAGTTGGTTCTTCAGACCTCTTTGGATCGTCAATAAAGTCCGCGACTGAACAGTCAAGATATGCTGCTAAAGCTTCAAGCTTTTCGTAGCCCGGACTTTTCAAGGCTCCGCGTTCAATTTTACTTATTACTGATTGGCTCACACCAGTAGCGTTAGCCAAATCTGTTTGGCTGATTCCTTGGTCGCTTCTGACTTTATGCAGTCGCTGATACATTTATGCACCTCCTCTGGCACATCGGCAGATTATTGCTCTTTTATTAGTGTCAAACTTTGACAGTCTTTTAGTAGCATAGAATATGCTCAATGGGAATTAAAATATAAAATAAATGAAATTTATTCACATAATACAATTTATGAAATAACTGATAATTCCTCTGTTGACTAATAATTCCAAATCGGCATAGAACGAATAGGAATGAAAAAAATCGTCAATCGGAGGTTTATATGACGCTGCATGAGTTTCTTATCGAAGAAGGCTACACACAGCAAGCTTTTGCAGAACTGATTGGGGTCAGACAATCTTCGGTTTCTAAGTGGTTGCAAGGTGACAGCCGACCCAGCTGGTCAATCATTAAAAAAATAAAAGAGGTCACTGACGGCCAAGTGACGGCTGACAGCTTTCTTGAACTCCCAGACTTTATGAACGACGAGGAAGCTGCGTGACCATACTCGGCATCGACCCCGGCGCATCTGGCGGATTGGCCTTCTTTAATGTGGAGCGAGGACTGCTCGATGTCTTTGACATGCCGACAGTCGAGGT